AGGACTACAAAAAACCCCGATTTTACAAATGATGATTCAAACCAATATTTGCGAATCGTCTAATGATAATTGGAACAATAATAAGAAAGAGGAAAATAGTTCTAATTTTCTACAGGAACGAGCCAATTTGATGCCATCTGAATGTGAAACCATTTCCCATTATTTATATTTAAGTTGTCTGTACAGTGCAACCTGTACAAAAACATATAGTCGTTTGAAACAAATACCATTGGATGACTATACCTGGTTGGATGATGACACTGTAGAAACATGTATTGACCGGTTACGGAATACGATTGGGACCGATTGTTCTACAATATGGCAACCGGAGTATACTATTATTCGCGGTGATAGTGATGACGACCATATGCTTATTGATAAACTATTAAGTCCATATACAACTATTCCATATCGATTTGCCGGACGAGCCGATTATTTGACAGATGATGCCATCTGGGAATTGAAATGCACGAATCAACTTACTATAGAACATAAACTTCAGGTAATCATGTATGCCTGGTTGTATTTGCATAAAGGATACGGTGTACCGAAAAAAAAAGAGAAGGAGTTTCATTTATTCAATTATAAAACAAATGAACACCTTCATCTATGTGCTACCCGTGAGCAATTAACTTCAATTGTGGTTGAAATCATTAAAGGAAAACAAGAATTGGAAAAATTATCGGACGAAGAGTTTCTTAATCAATTACATAAGCCTATTTAATTATTTATTTTTATGAGGTGCTTTTTTACTACTACTACCACTTCTACTTTTTTATTGATGACGTTTTTTTCTAGGTACTTTACGATAATCATAACATCCATCGGTTAATTTCACTTTATTGGACTTCCATGCTCGACTTGCTCCATCGAAATCAATATTGACTTCATATATTGGCTTTACGAAGGATGAACTATTTTGAAACAGTTTCCCGAATCTATCTACAATCCGTTTTACTGTACAGTGTCTATTTTTGGCAATGTCAATCATATCATTGGCTATTTCACCGGTGGCCCCATTATAAGGTAATGGGTCGACCCATTTTTTGATCTCGTACAATAGAGAAATCAACAAGTCCTTTATATCTATGGATAAATATTTGTGTTTGATGACTTTTTGCTCCAGAAAGAGCAAGTGAACCTTGATTGCTGCCGCTCTTGCTCTTGCTTTACGTAAAGATTCATCCGTTTCCATTTTTGTACCATTGTATGGAGTTGTATTTAAAATCTGTTCGATACAATACAAATCGTGATCATCGTACGTTAGTGAAGGTTCTGGTGGTGGTGGTGGTAAATCATCATCTTCATATTCATCGATCTCGGTTTTAGTATCATCATCTGTTTCCTGTACAGTAACTGATTCTATTGTTGTAGTGTCGTCGCTTTGGAAAAATGCCCGTTTAATTGGGTCATTGTCTACCGGTGATTCGGGTGTTTTAGGTGTCAATGAAGATTCTTTACTTTTACGTGGCTTTTTAGGAGCATCTGGACATTTCAGTACAGAGTTATGAGTTGTGTTTGATGTTATACGTCGTTTTCTCGGCGTGGTTGCTGACAACGTTTCATATTTATAATTGCGACTGGTACCGGACCGGTTTTTAATTACTTGCGAGCGTGTAAATACCATCTTTGTATGACTGAGAATGGGTTATTGATTATTGTACAAGAATATATTTTTGACTATTGTTGATATGTGCGTAATTCTTTTATTGTAGGTACTAGTATTTTAGATGGAATATGTTCAATTTTTGCAACAATTGGATTTCTGTAATGGGTTAAAAAGTGTAGGTACACTTTTCTTGAAACCAGGTTTGTCATGTTAGCAGGTGCTACGGAGAGGGTATTTTATGAGGGCGTACAGTGTGATTTCTCTTTCTTAAGAAAGTTTCTTGTTAGCAGGTGATACAGTGAGGGTATTTTATGAGGGCGTACGGTGAATTTTGGCATTGGGTAATTCAAAATTTGTCCGGGCCTTAAAATACTAGAATACAGTACGGGTTTTGTGAGATGAACATTTATGAGGGGGTATTATGTATTTATGCGTCCAAAAAACAAAAGTGTACCTTTGTTTTTTGTCCGGGGAGAAAAATGTAGAGTTAATCAATTATTTTTTGTTTATGAGGAACTATAGAGGGAGTATATTATGAGGGAGTATAGTGAACATAAATAGGTAAAGGTAATGAAATGATTACTATTCATTGCAAATGATCTAATATAGATTGTATTGTAACACTTCTTTTTTCTAATCAATTATTTTCTTTTAAAAAACATTTTGTACAAGTCCTATTTGATTTCAATTCACAATACAAACTCAGCAAACATGTCTACTGTAGCAAACAACGCAATCACGTACACCAATGGTGATTCTTATACCGGTCAAATTTTAGCCCATGGTACTGGGAAGATGGTACATGCAAATGGCGATGTTTACGAAGGGGAATTCGATATGGGTAAACGAAACAATAAAGGAGTCTATAAATACATAAATGGAGAGAATTATTGTGGGCAATGGAAAGATAATATGCACCATGGACAAGGCATATTTTCATATAAAACTGGAGACGTCTATAATGGCGAGTTTTTTGAAAACAAACGTCACGGAAGAGGTGATATGTTGTTTCAAGGAGGAGCCCGTTACAAGGGTTTATGGTCTCAAGGAAAACGCAATGACCTAGGTATAATGACTTATGCTACTTCCAAAACTGAATACAATGGATACTGGAAGAACAATCTATACCATGGGAAAGGTACATTGACGTGTCATGGTGATGGTTCCAGTTATACAGGCCTTTTCAATGAAGGTAAAAAGCATGGAAAAGGCGTCGCAATTTTCCAAAATGGCGAAAAAGTGATTGAGGGATATTGGATCAATGATTTCTTGTTGACTGGGACTATTCTATACAAAAATGGAGACAAATACGAAGGTGAATTACGCAAATATAAAAGGCATGGGCGTGGTAAAATCACTTATAAAAATGGTGATACTTTTATTGGATCCTTTAAAAATGATGAAAGGAAAGGTCAAGGCAAATTACATGCCAAATATGGTAATTTTCAAATGGAAGGACACTGGAACATAAATAAATGCCTAACTAAAGTGATTTGTGATATTGAATTTGATATCACAACAAAAGATTACGAGTTCAAATTTGCTGGACAAAATGGAAAGCGCGTTGCCAGTGAACAATTGGGACCGGATGAAAAAAAAAGAGTATTGGATAAATTATCATCCGGTGTTTTGACTGACATTACAAATGTAGATCAAAATAGAGAGAAAATTGGTAGATTTAGTGTATAATTTTTAAACATTAATTTTGTTAGTATAATTCATTTTTTGTAAGGAGATGGTCGTGGTGAAAATTTATGTTCCGGTACAGTATGTATTGGTGAAACACGACTGCGTCTACGTAACACAAGTTTATTTAACAAAAACGATATTACCAGCCATGGACTAGCATTGGTGGTTTCCTCTTTAGTAGGCGAAGAAGGAATACAAATAGTATGACGCGGGCCATCATCCGGATTGATTACAGGATAATAAAGTTCTTCACTGGAAAATCGTATATGAGAACGGTTCATAATAGGATTGATTGATCTTCCAATTTGTTGAAACATTATTATTGAATTTCCAAATGGGCTTTGGATTCTATCTATCTTATGGAGACAAATGGTTTATTTATATATATCGTTTTATCTACGGTTTATACCAGTGAAGATTTTTTCCTAAATAAAAATACATGTCATTTGTACTTTTATTTTATTTTGTGTGATTTATCTCTTTCCACGAGTCTTCTTACCCTTTTTTCCCTTACCTTTGCCTCTACTCTTCTTACCCTTACTTCCACTGTTACTTCTTGACTTCTTTTTGCGGGTCGCATTGGATACAATACTGGTAATGGAATCAGCAGCAGTAACAACACCTTTTTTCATACTTCGGTATATAGGTTTGGCATCTTTCATCGCATTTTTTAAACTGTACGCAGGGTTTGTTTTTTTGCCATCAGCAAATGTTTTTTTTACAATTTCGTTCCACTTAGTAGGCATTATTTATTCTGTATAGTATTAACGGAGATATTTTTGGCTAAAGTCATATGGTTACGCCTAAAATCGATATTTGGCGTAATTGGTTTATACCAGTGAAGATTTAAAATGTTCAAATTGTTACTGGTATCTGACCCTGAAAGATTACCTACTACTTGTTTAGGCTATACATGCGTGCTAATTAAGAGTGGTTGTAAAATTGACGAATCAACATCCCTAATGAAAGACGTCTATAAACATACTATTTTTACTACCTACAATCATGGCACGAACAAAACAAACCGCAAATGCTCACTCTGCTTATGCTAAAAAGAGTCCTTTTAGGATGATTTTGAAGCAAGCATTTCAGTCGAAACTTGCTGGAACAAGAAAACCCATTCGGTTTAAACCGGGCACAGTTGCTTTGCGTCAAATCCGTAAATTACAACGTACTTGCGACCTATTGGTTCCTTTGCAACCCTTTCAACGATTGATCCGTGAAGTTGCACTAAGTTTCAAGTCGGATTTACGATTTGAACGCGAGGCACTTTTAGCCATTCAAGAAGCAGCCGAAGCCCATCTCATTGGAATGTTTCAGCATACGCAAAATTTGGCGGTTCATAGTGGACGGAAAACAATCCAAGATAAGGATTTGTCTTTAGCAGTCCACGTCCGAGAGAATGCAACAACGCCACATATCCCGCCTAATCGCCTTGTACGGGTCATGCCAAGATTCAACAATACACCACCTATAGAAACCAGCACACAAGCGCAAGACTCGCAACATAACGGGACCGCTTTAGCACAATTAGCATCAGTCGTGGAAACACTGGAAGGTGACACTGTACAGCAAGTACAAAGTACACTGGTTGATTCGCCATCCCAACATGCGCAACACTTTGAGGATTCACCCAGATTTTAACTTTTTAATTTTTAACCATTTAATTAGACAACATTTTTTCTACAGTGTTTCTATAAATGAATCATTCACATCAAGACCAATGTATAAAATCGAATGGTCCGTCTCATTGTAGTACTGAATTAGATGCCTGTATAGAGAGAGCATTTCAAGAGTACCCCAATAAACATGATTTACAAGGATTTTTTCCATTTGTACGGAAATACCACCCATCCATTAGTCGAAAACGAGTCACTGA